ACGGCCAAGTCCTCAGCCATCAACTCAGCAGCCGTGGCGCTGATGGTCTGGCCGAGGGTTTCGGCGGTGGCGCAAATGGCGCCGGCCAGTTGTGCGCGATCGTCAGAGGAAAGCATTGCGCGGCCCTCCCTCACGGATGTTCCGGGCAGCTTCCTGCGCGGCGTTGATGTTGGCTTGGGTGTCTTCCAGTTGCCGAGCAGTGCGGCCGTTGATTTGCGTCTGGGTAACCCACTGGGTGTGGTAGCTCTCGGCGTTGGCCAGCAGCTCGCTGACGCTGTGGCACTTGCGGATCAGTTGGGCATCGCTGATCCCGACGTAATACGCGGCGACACTGTGGGCGACGTCGATACCGAGTCGGCCGATCAACAAACCCACCTGCCCTCCCACCTTGGCGTTCCAGACCGGCCATGCCTTGTACCGCTTGCGGTAGGACATGGCGTAGTTCGCCCAGGTCTTGAACGTTTTGCAGGACTGGTCTTTGGGTCCCGGCATGTCGGCTGGGATTTCAACCCGTGGCGCCTCGATGCGATCGACGACCAGCACCAGACCGCCGGACCGGTTCGGCTTGCCCGAGCCGTCCTGCAAATCCTGATTACTGGTTACCTGATTGGTACCCTGATTATTGGTACCCTGATTTGTCGGAGATTTTTCCGACCCTGCATCGGATTTTTTTCCGACCTTGCTTGGAGATTTATCCGAGGTAGATCGGATTTTTTTCCGACCATCAAGCGCATCAGAGGTCGGATATTTTTCCGACCCATCCAGTTTGCGATTCCACTCTTTGGCCTTCTCAGTCAGGCGAATCAGCGTGATGCTGGAAGTGCTCGACAGCTCGATCAGACCGGCATCACGCAGAGCTTTCAGTAGTCGGTAAGCGGTGTCCGGTTTGTCTGTGAGCAGCGGCAGTTCGTCAACAATTTTGCTCTTGCTCAGCGCGAAGTAGATCCCGGTGTCCGTCTTGATTGGATTGGCCCAGCTCGGGCTCTCGTAGACGAAGGCGAACAGCAGGGCCTGCTGAGAGTTCAGCCCCCACTCAAGCGCCTTCACCTGGTTGATCGTGACGGTGTATTGCATGTCAGGCCTTCCCGACCAGTGTGGCCAGTTCAAGGAAACGATCGACGTACCAGTGAGGCTGCGTCTCGCGGGGTGATTGAGGGTTGGTGAGATTCTTGCCGTAGGTCATGCCCTTATCGGTCACGCACCAGAAGTCGACCATTTCCTGCTTGGAGTTTTTGCGTTGGAGCTGCTTGAGGAGGCCCTTGGCGGCCAGTGCGCGGTTGAAGGCGGCGGCCGTGCTAGCGATGCCGTGATCTTTGATCAGGGCAGTGATGGCCTTGGTCGGCATTGAACTACAGCCAGTTGCGTCTGGAGCAGCGTCGATGGCGTAGCCTGGGAGGAACTTAGCGTCGAGGCCGTTGTTCGCGGCGATCTTGGCCAGCATAAGCATCTGGCTGGACGGCGCCGGCTTCAGGAGGCGAGTAAAGCACTCAAGGATTGCCAGCTCACCGACGACCTTGGTGCCATTGAGCAAGACCTGCTCTCGGGCGCCCTGCTGCTGTTCAAGTTCACGCCAGCGGCGAATCACCTTCATGCGCATTGGTGCGCTGTAGCCGGTGAGCAGGCAGTCGGTATGCTCGCGGTCGAGCAGGAACTGCACCTGTTCCCGGTTGCGGCCGTCCAGATAGATGTCCTCAAAACTGAGTACATCTACTTTCAGGTCTTTGAACATTGCCACGATGTCGCGCTTCACATTGTCGTGGCGCTTTCCAGTGACATTGGCGATATCGCGGGAGGACATTGTGGTTCGCGACACGTTTTCAGAATTAACAAAACGTGTCGCGACATGATTCGGGGTATTGCTTGAATTGGGTTGGCTCTGCATAATCGGGCCTCTTTAGTTTTGCGAATAAGCCGACCTTCTCCGTCGGCTTTTTTGTGTCTGGGATTTGGTCTAGCTACTGAATAGTCCTGAGGGCCACGCCTTTTTTTCGGTTTTTTCGCGAGACACGTGAAATAAAAGTTTGTGCATGTACAAACTTTTTCAGGCTGCCTTCACCGACGCATCCATCACATCCAGGCTCTGCCGGACATGGTTGATTTCTTGGCGGATCATGGATTTCTCGAAAGTGCTGACGTGGTCGTCATCAAGCGCTTGATGAACTGCAATGGTCAGGTCAGCTACTTCCTTGCCGACGTTGATCAGCGACTTGGTCAGCGCCTGAGGCTTAGGCGCGGTCTTCGCGACTAGGTCAAAACCAAACTCATTGGCCAGGGCCAGCAGCGGGCGCATGTCACCGGTGTGCAGCAATATCCCGAACAGATGCTCCACGGTCAGGTGGTGAGCATCGTTATCAGGGTTGGCGCGCTGAAGCAGGCCAACATGCGGGACACCCATCTTTGCCGCCAGCGCCTTCGCCTCGTTATCCAGAACAGCGCTCTGGCAGGCCCGCAAGAAATCTTCCATTCGTAAAACCTCGTTTCTGTTTCCGTGGTGGCGTTACGCCAACAAAGCGATGATCTGTTCATCAACTGATCAGGGACGCATCCATGACCTCTAATTCAGAATTGCAAGGCGAGATATCCGCCCTTTGTTGCTTGGTGGTCGCCCTTGCTTCCACCCTCCCCCTGTCTTCTCAGCTCAGGCTTTGGCCTGCGTTTGAGCGAGTTGCCAGCCCTCTTAGAAGGCGGCTTGACCGTGAAGAGTTGCGCGGCTTTGAGCGGGCTACTGCCTCGATCAGCTCGCAGCGAGTTGTTGGTTAGCTCGCAAGGCGCTGGACTTGCCCGGGAAATGGCTTGATCTCTTCAGCCTTGAAAGATCCGTTTTCGAGCTCGATCACGTAGACGACCCGATCTGCACGAATTGCTTTGCTGATTCCGCCTTGGGTAAGCCCAAGAGCGGCAGCAGCCTTGATCTGTCCGACCTTTGTCACGAACTCTTTAAGTGGTGTGCGTTGCATACGGAATTCTCCTGCGCGATGCTTGCCAAAGTATTACTTGCGGTCTTTATTAAGTCAATATCGGCGGTCTTAGAATGTTAATACCCGAAGTAATACAGTTGGCCGATGAAAATTCCTGAAAAAAAGCCAGCCAAAAAACGCCCGCTATCTGAGATAGAGGCGGCTGAGTGCTCCGCGCTGAATGCCATTTACAAGGCAAAAAAGAAGGCTCTTGGGATCAGCCAAGAGAAGATTGCGATCGAGGGCTTGAAGGCGAACAGCCAGAGCGCTGCAAGCCATTACTTGACCGGGCGAAACGCCCTAAATATTGAAGCCGCCGCAGTGTTCGCTCGCTACCTCCAAGTACCGGTTTCCGATTTCAGTGAGCGCCTGGCCAAAGAGATCAAGGGGATTTCTGGCTCTTCAGAATCCAACGTCGGCGAATCTCGACAGCCTGTTGAGTCCTACCGCTACCCGGTGATCAGTTGGGTAGCTGCCGGCGCATGGGCTGAGGCAGTGGAGCCCTACCCGGCTGGTTTCTCGGATCGCTATGAGTTTTCCGAGTACGACTCGAAGGGGGCGGCGTTTTGGCTGGAGGTCAAAGGCGACTCGATGACATCCCCAGCCGGGCAAAGCATCACCGAAGGCACGCTGATCCTGGTGGACACAGAAGCAGAGGCAGCGCCTGGAAAACTTGTGATCGCCAAACTGCCAGAGAGCAATGAGGCAACGTTCAAGAAGCTCGTCAGCGATGGTGGAAGGCTGTTCTTAAAGCCGCTGAACCCTGGGTACCCGATTGAACCGTTTGACGAACGCTGCCGAATCGTGGGCGTCGTCGTACGGGCACTGCAGAAGTTCTGACGATGCCGAAGAAGCGGCCGGCAGAAAGCACGGCAGCAACCGCTGCGGATATCGAAAGATCCATCCAAGCCTTGAACAAAATGGCTGAGCGGCTTTGGGGAGATGGTCGGGAGACCGAGGCAAAAGCCCTCCTTGATGCCTTGGATGCTCTAAACCGGGCGCTGGACCGAATCAGGATTGGCGAAAGTCGTAAGACTCTTCATTGAAGACCGCCATGGACTCATTGAAAGGCCTGAAGCGGCCAAAATGTGGATGAGGCAAAGATGACACTCACCAAGCCCAACCAAGACCTGCGCATCGAACTGAAGGAGATAGCGTTCGGCCTTGAGCAAGCTGCAAACGACGTACTCAGCATCACCAAGGACTGCCGGGATGTCGATCCGATAGCCGTACTGAAGCTGATTGCGAAGCTCTACGAGCATGCGGATCGGGTTGCGGCGCTAGCGGATGAGGTCGTGGAGGTGTGATTGTACGGGGCAAGGCTGATTAAGCGATGAAGCACGGACCTGCGCATACGTGCCCGCTGCTAACTATTCTCCGGAGAACCATTAGAGGTGCGGCGGGCCATCTGGCACACGGGAGTCCCAACCAATCTCGAACGAGGGTTGATGGCATGGCGCACTCACTTAAATATCAGATAGCGGAATCCGCTAGCACCCTTGAGATCGAGGTGGGCAAGCTGCTTGATTTGGCCTCGATGCTTGAAGCCGCCGGGAGTGAGAGCCTGGCCGTGGATGTTTCGATTCAGGCTCATAAGCTTCTACAGGTTGCGATAGCACTGCGAATTGCTAAGGCTGAATGCAGGATTGATGTCTCGGGATCGGCTGACTGCTTACGCTGATGAGATAAAGGCGGGGAAGATTGTGCGGACGAAAAACAACTAGATCTCGATCATGAGTAATGTGTTCTGGTGGGCGATGTACTCCAGATAGACTCAGCTCGTCGACGAGAACTGTCGGTTTGTGGAATTGAGGAATTTTGATCAGCATTGCAAGGAGAGCGATATGCCGGTAGTAGCCGTACTGAATGACGAGTCAAACCTTGGTGAAATTCTTGCAGCACTGAAAGCTTACGGGGTGGTGCTGGCTAACCACTACACTCGCCCCGGAGCATCGGACCTTACGCGCGAGCTCAGAATTGCATTGGGTCCGAGGTCTGACGAGAACCAGCTTTTTTGCCATGATCTACCTCTGCCAATAGATGGCGAACCATGGTGGACCAGCGTATTAGTCCTGCCTCCTCGATATCACTTTCAATACCGTGAAACTATTGCCTTGGTAGCGAGAGCACTGAACGCTGCAAATGAATCGAAGGAAAAGAGCATTTTTCTCTACCAAGAACTATAGGCACCGCCGGCGGGGCACGCGGCGAGGTGAAGGCGGGAAGGATTGTTGGGGACAAGGCTGTGTAGGTGGCGAGACGGACAACGTGATGTTTACGAAAGCCTATAGTGATTGAAATGGACGCATGGCTATAATCAAGCAATGAAAGAGTTAACGCTTTACCTCGACGACCTCACGCCCGGCCAGCTTTCCATGAAGCGGCTTGCGGAGTACCTGCGCGCATTATCTGCGCTATACGGGTCTGAGGATTCTGTTCATTTCGACTCGGTACAGGTCGGATCAGCGCAGCTGAAATCGTTTATCGACGATAAAGCCTTCCCGGTCGTAATGAACCAGGTTAGAGAAGTGTCTGGTGGCCTCGGGAAGAAAAAGGCTATCACTGCCTACGAAAAACTCGCCGAGCTTATGGCTGCCGATAGAACTGGCGCATCCATCAGGTCGGAGGGTGCGCAAATCTTCCAATTCCCCAGCGTTAAGAACGAGGAGCCTCCGCTAAGAATCGTAAAGCCATCCAGTATCCAAGGCAGGCTGTATAGCGTTGGTGGAAAGGATGAAACTGTGCCGGTGCGGATTGAGGGCGCTGATAATGAAACACTGCACTGCGAAGCGGGAATTGATGTTGCTGAACGTTTGGCGCAGGTTCTTTTCAAGCCTGTTCGTGTTCATGGTGATGGAGAGTGGGAGCGTTCAAGTGACGGTGCGTGGAAGCTGATTAAGCTGAAGATCAGCACATTCACTAAGCTGGAAGATGTTGGCTTCAAGGAAGCTGTAGCCAGGCTTAAAGCCGCAGGAGGGGTTAACTGGAACGATATGTCTAGCGCCCATTCTGAGATTCTGAAAACTAGGGGCTAGGATTGAAGATCGTTATTGATACAAATGTTCTAGTCCAGATAATGCAGAACGAAGGGGCTAGGGATCTCAGGGATCCAGAGACCGGCGAAATCGTCACAAATGCATTCAAACGGGCGCAGGCCCTTGTCGAAAGAATTGAATCGGTCAGAGGGATCGTGGTTCTCCCGGCTCCAGTTGTCGCTGAGTACCTTATGGGCATTGATAGGGGTAGCTATCAGCAGCATCTTGATATCATTAACGGGGTTAAATGTATAGAGATTGCCCCTTTCGACCAGTTGGCAGCGATTGAATGCGCAATGCTCGTAACCAACCAAGAAATGAAGATGCTCGACCCTGACTCGACGATGGCCAAACTCAAATACGATCGCCAAATACTTGCCATTTCAATCGCGGCCGGCGCCAAAGAGATATGGACACATGATAAGCAGCTCATCAAGCGGGCTGGAGCGGTCGGGATTTTAGCAAAATCTTTGACAGGGATAGACGCTAATCCAGAGCAGCTAAATTTCCATAAAGAAATACAGCCTTGATTAGCAAAATATAGAGTGAAAGCCCGGCCCAGCGCCGGGCTTTTCGTATCGGGCCAACACTAATGGGCCCGGAATGGCGTCACCGCGACATCATTTACAAGGGACTCATTGGAGCTAGTCTTTAGGACCTATTCACCTGATGGCGACGTCTCATGGACAGGATGACCAAGCAAGAAATCGAAGCAGTCCTTTCGAGCCGGCTACCAAACTGCGCGATTTCCTGCTCGATTAATCCGGACACCAGCCTCTCCGTAGACGTTTTCGGTCCAGAGTTCCATCAATTTACAATCATCAATATCGATCCATTCCAGTATCACGGCGAGGCGGGCATCAATAGGCTCGTTCGCGAGATCCTGGAAGAGATGGTCATCTCGCGGCAGTCTTCCAATCTTTGATTGGAGTTGATCTGTGTAGAGACCTAGCGACTCACCTCGCTGTCATTAACCCTACAGTGGTCCTACAAATCACCGATCAGACCTTCGACCGCACGTGAATAAGCGACCGTCGCCACCTCTATCAAGGTCTTGCGCTCTTCCGGGCCAATAATTCCTTTCTCTCGAAAATAGTCAGCGAGCCGAAGCAGTTCGTCATACTGATCCCGCGCATCCATCTGAGCTTCGGGGTTCATCAGTAATTCATGCCAGGCAGAAAACGCCTTCACCTTCGCGTCGTCATACATGGTCGAATCTCCTCGCGTGTTTCGGTAGAGCAGCCTTCGAGCTGAGTCGTTCACCGCAGGTGACGCGCGGCATAGGAACTGCGGCTTTTTTCCGCTTGCTACGCTTTCCTCACACTAAAGAGGACTAGCCATGCCAGACGATCCAACCCCCGCCCTTCTCTACCGCCTCAACCAGAACATCATGGCCCTCGGCTCCGCTATTGAGGAGATCGGCATCTGGATCGGCCAGTGCAGCTCGGCACGCAACGGACTGACGGCACATCCTTTCATCGTCACTGCATTGACGCTCGCACCTTACGGGCGCGGAATGGTTTGTTAGCAATGATTGCCTAGGGACAATTCCACATGGCAAAGATCATAGTTCTCGCAG